TTAGCTCTTATTTCTGCGGCTATTAGCCCATGGGTCAACAGCGCTATCATCTGGTTTTACGGGAGCGGAATCACCCATAGAATCAAGGTACAATGCTTCAACTTCGGCACGCGCCCAAGGCGTCCGACGCAGAAACTTTAAACTGGATTTAACGCTCGGATCGCTTTTAAAGCAATTGATGTTGATCCGTTTACCCAACTCAACCCAGCCAAAACGGGCAACCAGCGCATTGACTTGCATTTCAAGCGTGACGCCATGCAAAGGATCTTTAGAAGTATGAGCTGTCATGTAACGTCCAGTAGTTTCAGGTTTTTGTGTTCAGAATTCGGTGTGTAGCAAGGGAAGGTTACAAGAAAGCGGGGCGAGCGGCAATGCTATTGCTCGTAACACAATCACACTGACAGGCTGAGATATACCCTGAATAATTCGAGTTTCAGGAAGACTGCAAACGCAGGTTAAATTCGTCGGGAGCGAATTTAACCTGCCAAAGGCTGCTAATCGGTACTGGTCGAAACTTTCACATTTTCTGTTGATGATGGATCTTTTATTCGGCCGGGCTTCTTACCTGACCGGATAAAAGAGAGTCGTTATATCAATCAGGTCCTCGGAGAGTATTGATGCACCTCGCCAAGACCAGCAGTGAAGTAGTCATTAACAGCCGGATTAGAAGAGGTTACCGCTGTTATTACTGGCGAATTATATAAGTCGAGGTAAGGGTTGGCCGGGCTGGAAGCGTTACCGCTAAAGGTAATACCACCAGGATTATTTATGTCTTCAGGGTTCACATAGCCTGCTGGGCCGACATCGGTCGTGCGATAGGCCAGTTGGCTATGGCTAAAATAAGCGATGCCATTAGACTCGGATCGGGTTTGGGCAGAAGAAGTATAAACCCCTGTGATAACTTGTTTGGCGGTGCCATTACTAGGCTGACCATCTGTAGTGATAACGGGTTTACCACTGGCATTGTACTGATCCAAGATATAGTCACAGCCATCTGCGTTAAAAATAGCGCCGCTACTCCCACCGGCGATACCGTAGTCCAGGAGCTGCATGCCACCCGAGGGAACAAGCTGAATATCAAGAGGGCTATTACCGACCATTTCCACAGTGCGACGAAGTCGTTGCAGTCGATGGTCGAGGCAAATTTCTACTCCCAGTTCGACATTTTGACCATAAGAAACAATAGGCATTCGGGCCCCAGGCTTGCGATAGATACCAGTGCCTGTTCCCTGATTATCGCCACTTAGTATGCTGACAGGGGGATAATTGGCCAGCCATTCTGTGATCTGCCCACCGGTATCAATCATACCGTTCAGGAGTACACCTAAAGTCAGGTCAACAGTAGACTCAGCCTGTTTTTCAACGATATTAGACAAAATCTTGCCAGTGGGACCACCATTGTAAACAAGAATCCCCGCACGATTGCGCACGGTGCAGAGCGGATCCTGTCGGTATGTATTTACCAACGCGTTTAACTCATCATAACTAGTGTTGGATTTGGATTGGGATAATACTGTCTCAAGTGGTTTGAGCCGCATCAACCCTATGTGCGCTGTTGGTTCGGGAGAGGCGTTTTTTTGCAGCGAGCTATTATAGGCCGCATTCAACGCCGCCAGGCGCTTTTGGACTTCTGGCCCATTCAGAAATTGCTTAATATCGGTAATATTTGTGGTCAGTACACTACCCGTGCAGATCACCCAGTCTCGGCCTGCTTCGGAGGACGCTGCAAGCGTGTTTTTAACACGCGTGCTAAGTTGGCTCATTAAGTATTCAAAAGCAGAGTTGCCGTTGATCGTCAGGGATATGGGCCGTGGGCACTGTGGAAATAGAATTCTGGCACAACAAAGTAACGAACCCAGTTGTTGCAATTGGCGGCGCTGGCAATTGCAACGTTCAGAGCATTGATGAGCATGTCGATGCGAAAATCAATATCATTTTGCATATCCTGCGCACTGGAAATCGCCTGGCCGGGCCATTCGGCGGCAACCCAGTTTCCAATCGTAATGGGGTTACGGTAAGCCGTGTACAGAGACCATGCGAAAAAGTTATTTTTGGTAATGTTAGTTCTGTCTGCCATGTTTGGATTCCTTCAGAAATAATAAATTTATTCCTCAAGCGACCCTCTAATAGAGATTTAGATTCGCCCGAGGTATTTAGATTCCGACGTTAAGTCAAAAAGCACTAACGGTCGGAATCTTCTTTTTTGGTATTTCTTACTTTTGTAATCAATGTGTTGTAGCTAAGACTTGTTTATTTATTAAATGCGGTCTGTTGAACGTGATGATTTATGCAATCAAAACCTATTCAACATATACATTTGGAGTGATAACTTCCAAGCTATTTTTATAAATAAACTTAGCTTTATAATTGTTTCCTTGATTATTATTTTACGCTCTAGTAAATATTCATGAAGGATAGGGTGGTATACAAAAACAACACCTCCAACATTAATCACACTCCATCACTAATAGCAGGATTATATATAATTACTCATTTTATTTAATGAAACAGAGGAGCACCAACATAGCTTACTAGGTGATATACCTCCCGTTATCTATGCAGGAAAAAACTGGCCGGAGATCTTCATTGGCGGGCCGGAGGAACTAAAGGTCATTCCATCAACAGTTCAGGAGTGTCCAGATTACCCGTAGCGCTTCAAAGTGTACGTTATTATAATGCCAGGATTTCTCATATCACACTGCTTAAACTGGAATTGAATGGATGAAAACCGATTTATTTATTTCGTACGCGTGGACATCAAATGCCCATAGAGAATGGGTTCACTTATTCGCAAGCCAACTCCACCTAGCTGGTTACGTCGTTAAAATCGATGAAGCTGTTGACTATGGTTCAAGCTTAAACGGCTTCATGCAAGAAGTTATCGAAGCCTCCCATGTGCTATTGATTATCGATGAAAATTATGTCGAACGAGCGAATAACAAACCAGATTCAGGGGTTGGTATCGAGACCAAATGGATAAGCGAAGTTTTTGCAAACAAATCAGCAAAATGGTTGTCAGTTATCTTCGTTCAAAATCCTGAGCGTAAATTACCTAACTGGCTTAATGAGCATAACCCAAAGGGCTTTGACTTTAATTCCAATCCTGATAAAAACGATTTTCCTGGTTCTATCCAGATCGATGCTATTTGGCGTTGGATTGAGGGCCTGCCTGCAGACAAGAGTCATGCGATTCCACTATCAGTGCTTCGTAAACGTGCAGCACGGCTTGAACGTATTGATACTCTGCGCGACCCTGCAAATTATACGAATCCAGCCCTCAATGGACGTGAGACTTTTTGCTACAGACACCATGCTCACTATACCGTTGGCAACGGTGAGTACCAGTTTAAAATAGCGTTCAGTGGATGCTCTCAGAACAGCGTTCACCTCTATACAGATGGTGGACTCAAAGCAGTAGGGCTAATCACCGCCCCAGATTTCGATCCATTTACTGTCGAATCGTTCCTAACGTCAGCTCGTGTTGTTTCACCCGTTGTAGGACAGAAAGCCGTCCTCCTAAACCTCGATGGAGCTCTCTGTGTTATAACAATTGATGAGGTGCAGCGCGAAATTAATACTAAAGAGTATGTTCCAGAACATGTGATGTTCTCTTATGAAATACTTGATAAGCATTAAATTGCTAACAGGATGGGAGAGAAGGTTTATCAGAGCGTAGTGATCTAAGGCTGAGGGAACCGTAGGATAATGGAGTGAACCCGTTGATGTGGCTTATGATTAACCATTATATCATATTTAACATAATATACATTATGCGAACCCATAAAGGCACAGGCCGGAACTGGCCGTTCTACTGAGCAAATCCCCGCATCCGCAAAACGCTTTTTTCCAGCATCAACCATCGTCCCTACGGCCGACAATCTGATAATAGTTGGTTCGTACAATAACGTTATGCGAACCTATGGGTATTTCAATCCCCAATCAGGCAATTTTGCCTAATTTACCGATGAGCCTGTACCAAAACTGTTTTATGGATAAACACCCTGTTCAATACAGGTGATCAGTCTGAGAACCTCGTCGATTCCTGACTGGCTAGATAAAATTTCAGCCGGTGTTTTCCATCCTAGCGCTCTGTTTGGCTCTGATAACCATTTTTCAGCCAGTGCCCCATCACCCTCGAATAACTCGATAGCCCGCCCTGATACGACTGGGACTCGCAGTGTGCTGCTGTAAATCGCGGTATCAAATGATTTTTTCAGTTGAGACATTTCATAGGTTTTTCGCTGAACTGGCGTCATTTTTTTCAGGCTGGTAACATCGTGCATAGTGAGGATTGTAGCCTGCGGCCAACCCCGCACAGCCCAAAAATAAATTTTTGCGCCGTCCGGCGTTCCGATAAAAAACCTCCCGCTAAAACACATCGGATGATTTTCCATGGCGGTGTGTGCGATGCCACAACGGTGGTTTTTCCCTCATCTATAGCCCGAACCATAGCTGCAATTCGCTCAGCCTGGCGAGCACGGTATTTTTCAAGGCGACTCATATTTTTTAGAGACATAAACGACCTTCCCTCTACAGCACATGCGATAAAATCCCCTGACACTGCGCACAACGTAAAATAAAATCATTTAAATTCAATATATTAAAATTAAACCAGATGAGTTTCAGTACAAAAACACGCCGAATTCAACGATGTGCTACAGCGGGAAAACCCGCTAACCGCCCTCCTCGCTGAGCGCTGCGGTGAGCGGTCAGCGGATTTTTCTGACCTGCAAAACAACGACAATGTCCGTTTTTGAACTGTCTGCCCCCTCACTGGTGAATAGCGGTAACAGACTAAATCCCGTTTTTGAATCAGTGTTTTTTTGTTCAGCCAAACCGCCCAATAAAATAATTTCACCATCGGCCAATGAAATGTCAGTCGATATTTCCCGTTTTATCAATGTTGGCGATGCGTTGACGCCGTTGTCAGTCGCGGTAAAATTACTCATCTCCTGAGAAATTTTTAGGTCAATTATGTTTTTTCTGACCATCGGACTGACAGAAAAAATTATCCCCGAATCACGATACACTACCGACTGGACAGCGGATTGCCCCTGAAACGAGACATTCCCCAGCGTCGGCGTAGATGAACCAACAGAAAATCGCGCATCGGCACCAGAACGGGCGCGTAGCGTTGGGGATGAGACAACATTAAACCGGTTGTCAGTTTTAAACAACTCAACGAGCGCGCTCATAGAGCCAGTCGAGATTTTCAGAAAATTATCATACCCCCGCGAATTTCCCCCTATCTGGAAATTCAATTTGGTATTTAGCAGGTTTGCGGCTAGTTGTAGGCCCGAACCGTCACGAGCGCTATTTTGAACCTCATAAACATATCCTGAAACCAGCACCTCATCAGCCTGAGTATCCAACTGCGGAAGTACGTCAGAAATTCGCCTGATATCGGCGCGTGATCCATAAAAAACTAACGAATCAGGGTTGGCTCCCTCGCCCTGCGCAAACCGAGCACCGTCATCAACCAGAGTTTTCAACTGCGCAGCTAAAAACTCTGGTGAGCGATATAACGGACGATACGTGTACGAGAATTGAGGAATTTTTTTCTCAACCTGCGGAAGTTTATAAAAAAAATCGGTGCCATTTTTCGATTTTACTGACACGCCAATATCAGCCATGTATTCTAAAAAATACGACCTAGCGTCCTGTTCAGGCATCAAACGGAACGAGATTTTTTCCTGCATGGCGACCACATCCGGCGAGAGTCGAAATGGCTTTTTTAGAACCTGCATGTAAAAAACTGACAATGCATCAGGAATGGCAACGCTCTTCAGCTCAAAATCAACACCAGAACCAGCAGCGTGGGATTGAGATACAAATGCCAGCAAAAGCGGAAAAACATATTTTTTCATTTAGCAGAACTCCCTGACCACGTGGTGATGATTTCCCCATCCATAACCCCTGAGATAATTGAACCGTTAACGATAAACCCCGAAGCCGGCTCAACCCGCTGACGGCCATCAACGCCAGACAGCACAATAAATCTGCCGTTTTTGTCCTGAATTACCCCGCTGACACGCCATTGTGTTGAAATTTTCGGGGCCGCAATCGGCGCAGGTGCAGGAACGGCGGGATTTTTCGGAGGCTGACCGATTGTTCCCGCTGGCTGATTTTGGTGAACGAGTGTTTTTTTATTCTCAGGGTGAAAAAATCCCCACAGATACCAACCGCCTAGTGACACCGTAACAATCAAAACCGCGATAACAATTAGCAGGGTGAGGTTAGAAAAAATACTCTGCCGTTTATCAACAACCTGTTCAGCGCCGTTCCCGTCATATGACTGGTACAGCGGAAAAATCCTTTTGTCGTAACGATAATTTTTGACTGAAACGCGTTCATTTTTAGTGATTTTTGCGCCCCCAAAAATTTCAACCCTGTACATGGAACTTAGACCGAGGCTTTTTAGTTTGGTCATTCGGTATGTGGTTTCGGTTCGGTCACGGATGAACCTAGGCAGATTGGCAATGGATTGATTTATAACAACTAAATCACAGGTCACTCCGGTTTCAGGGTGTGAGAAATGGCGGTGTTCGGCTATAAAACTGCGGTGATTTTGAGGAACGCTAGAATCTGTTCCCCAAATTCGCCACGCCTCATCAACGCAAATTAGATCCCCCGCCTGACAAAATGTGTTTTTTCCATCGGCCACAGCGTTTTTATAGGGGAAAAAATAATCATCCTGCGCCTGCTCGTTAGTGACAAAAATAACCTCGCCCATATTTTCGGTTTTATTATTTCTCCTAACAAACTCATATATCTTTTCAGGATTCAGACCATAGATGTTTGATACAACCCTCCTACCCTGAGCCACTGCGGGAATTATCACGCTGCGAACAACTTCGAATGATTTTCCACTGCCTGGCACGCCCACATATGCTGAAATCGCCATTGCTATTTATCCTATCAGCGGGATTCGGCGGATAATAAATCGCGCGATAATTGCGGAGACCATCAGGCTAATACCGGTTGGAACCTGAAATAAATTTAGGAAATACCATACTGAATCAGGTAGCTGGCTGAACAATTCAACCAGTGGCAGTGGAGAAACATTTATTAATGACAGCAGAACCGGCACGAATTCCTGAACGACAAAAAATAGTCCAAACATGATTCCAAATTTCACGACCACCGAGCGTAGTAAAAAACCTAGCCCCGCATACAATGCAGCCAACATTTGTTTGTTCCTCTATTATTAGGCGTTAGGCGGACATGACACGCCTGAACGAAGCAAACCCCAACAAATCAGGCAAAAAATTCGTATTAGCTCCCGATTTTTTTCAATCAATCCACAGTGAGAATCGACGGCGAAATTCGTGTCCCAAATGGTAAATTCCGCTGTTGGGCATTGCGCAGCGCGAGTGCCAATAGAAAAATCCTCCCATTCAGGAAATGCCCCAGTTAGCGGTGACAAAACAGTTTTTCCGTCTGGAGGTGATTCCAATTCAGGGGGAGCGGCGGGCGGTTCCGGCTGCGGGTCAGGGTCAGGATTCGGCTCGGGCTGGGTTTGCGTTTCTGGTTGCAGGTCAGACCACGGGGCAGTCCATTCCGCCTGCGTTGGGCTGGGACGACCGACTGCGGACGCTGCATCCAGAATGTTCTGCGCCGAAATTAAAGGATTTGAGCTGGTCACAGGAATCCCCTCATAACCCGGCTGACTGGCCGCGTCCAACAACAACGCGTTCAGCGTATCGGCTAGAGACTGAGCGTTCAGCGCCGTTTTTTGTAACTGCTCCTGCTGCTCTACCGTAATATCTGGTGCTGACGGAGCTATCTGGTCTGAGTAATTTTTATTTTGCTGAACAGAAACGACCTCAGAAACATAATCCGTTTTTATCGTGCCAGAGGATTGTGGGTAGGAAAAACTATACCTCAGCGTATAGTCAATTAATCCCCCAGAAACGCGGGTTGATAGAACGGAAAAATTAGAGCCGTAGGTGCATTTTGCGCCACTCGGGCAGTACAAAATTTCATTGTCGGCGCGATATTTATAGACCGCAGACACCAACGCCTCATGCTCGTCGCCAGAAAAATACGGCGACGTGCCGCCCTTTCCCGCTCCGCTAAAAAATTTTCGCCCATTGTCGATGGCCGCGAGTGTGGACGATGACGAAATTCCTGCACTAGGGTCACTACCGAAAATTTCATTGCCGATTTCTAGCAACGAGTCTCCGATTAATGCCCACGACGCAACGCCGCTAGCCAATTTAAGACGAGTTCCTGCACTAGCGGAAATTTTAGCAACAGACTGATTTATAGCGATTTTTGTAACATTAGTCATGGCAACGCGTTCCGCTGCGTAGATCGCTGAATTCGCCGCTCCCCGCGAAACTGCCGCCCTCAACGCGAATCCCGCGACAGTCTCGGCACCGATGACCAACGCCGGGATTACCGCATTAGCGGTGGCACAGAAAAATACTATCCCCACTGCCACAAAAACGATTTTTTTCATCTAAACGCCCCTCAGTCCAGTGATAACCGCCCACGCGCTGACCAGCCCCCAGATAAAAAAAACCATTTGCCAGTCCATCCGATAACCCCATAAAAAAATGGGAGGGATTTCCCCTCCCAGTGACAAACTCAGCCGCCACGGACGAGCGTCATGATCGTCCGAACGCCTTTGATCGCCAGATATAACCCCATTAGTCCAGCGGCGATGGCCATCACTGCGGTCACAACCGCAGTAACGCTGAATCCCTCGGTCACGCCGGAAAAATCCAAAGCCGCCGACGCGCCCTCAGCGGCCAGAACGACAGTCGGTGCCAGAATTGACGCAGTTGCTACAACGACAGGTGCAAAAATATTTTTTAGCTTCATAACGACTCCCCAGATTAATTGATTGATAAAAAACATTTTTTTGGCTATTTCTAGCCGAACCTAACCAGCCTCAGTAATATCCCGCAGCAGTGGGATACCAGCCAGAGGCCCATTACAGAACTAAACGCAAAAAAATAAAATTCAGCGTTTTGCGCCCATAATTCGCCCATAGGTCACCCCCAGTAATGGGCGCGAGCCGCAACAAAAAATGACCAGAAAAAAATCAGAATTTTATAAACACCCACACCGAGCAGGAAAAAATAAAAAATCGGCTCCAACATTTTCACCTCCCCTAAAACAGTTTTTTTATTTCTGGTCTGGCAGCACGTCGATGACGTCGGATTCGAGTGTGATTTGAACCGCAGCCCCCGCTTTACCTGTATACGCATCCACCCAAACGGGAACCAAAACAGTTTTCCCAGATAGGCGCTGGAGCTTTTCGAGAATCCCAGAATCAACAAACTTTTTCGGGATTCTGACCGCTGTCTGAATCGATTGCAGTCCTCCCCAGCCGTCAGGGCGCTGATTTTCAACGCCTAGTTCATAGAAATTGTACGAGCCCTGAGCGTTCGTAAATTCACGATTGCGAGCCCCTAAGAATTTTCCCTTTAGTAACAGTGACATAATTTATCCTCTATAAGATTTGAACATCCACGGACCTCAGCCAGACAACCATTTCCCCTGACGCTGGCCACAAAAAAATCGGAAATCTCGCCCGTTGCCCCTGTGCCAGTTGCAGCGGGAAATTCTGAAATACGAGTTCAGTGCAAAAAACAGACAACTCCAGACCGTTTTCTGAACCGACCCCGACCTCGATCAATCCGTCAACCGCTGGACGGCATCCGAGGTACTCGCCATCGATCCAAAAATTAAAATCGAAAAAAATCTGTTCCATTCCCACTAAAAAAATTCCTTATAAAATCAGTCAATTTCTCTTCGGAGACACAGAAAAAAAATTCGCCGTCTACGTTGCTAATACGGAGATCGTAATGACCGTCGGCGTACCCGCTGACAAAAATTCCGCAGCCATCATCTAAAAAATCATCAAATTCGTAATCTGCCTGACCCATTAGCGGCCTCACGGTAGTTGCTGTGGATAGGGTCGATAGAAAAATCGAAATTTTCCTGCCCCACCTGTTTTGACGGCGGGCAGTTATTCCCACTGGTCCAAGAAGGTGCGGCGGTGCCACACCTTTGAACGGCTTCAGGGCGAACGGCGACAGAAGCTGCTGAATTTTCCTGTTTTGGAACAATGACCCAGTCGCGGGTGCGGGTCTGCACACGGGTTAGCGGAGCGGTTGACAGACAGACCCCCCTGATTTTGGTTGTTTTTTCACCCCATTGATTTCTCAGCTCACAGCCAGAAAAATCAGCATCAGCACGGTACAAACTCACGCCACCGTGTTCCCGCGACAGACGAATAAATTGCCCAAAATCCCCCTCGTCAGCTGCCAGCCAGAAATCCCGCAAAACCAAATCGCAATCCACTGGTGCTGTCCGCAGGCGGCGCAGTTCCCGCCACGAGGTTGCGCCCACACAGCCGAACGCCTGAAACTGGCGGATTCGGTACAATCGAGCCCACGCCGTTGCACGAGTTGCGCCATCAACAGCGTTCAGACCAGCCTCTGAATCAATACCCATCTGAAACCCATCGATATTTTTAGAAACATAGGCGGCGCAATACGCCGCCGCGCCGCGCTCGGGGTCGATGGGGATCGCCTTAAAACGAATTTCTGGGTTGTGGGCGATAGTCGGCCAGTCCTCCGCGCAGTAGCGATCGCGCAAAATTTGTAACCCGAGCGCAGCCTGTTCCGGACGGAACCACGCAACGACGTGCCAGTGAGGAACACCATCGTGATGCGGTTCGACGAATCTAAATCCAGAAAAAAAAATTTCATCTCTGGCGAATTTTCGACCAACATTGCGCCAGATTCTCGACAGTTCCGCCTGAGCCTCGCGGGGGTCTATGGTGCGACAACGCGAATTTTCGCGGCCATCGGCATGGTTCGCGTGATAGCGGGACGGCAGCGTGATAGTCAAAAAATACCCAACGTAACCCTCGGAGGTGAAAAACTCCCCAGTGTGGCGCAGCCGAGTCATTAATTCAGTGCGGCGGTTTTTTGGAAACGAGTTACCGGACTCGTAGGCGGTTTGGAGCGAAATTCGCTCACCATCGGAAGATTCTAATTCGTTGTTTTCTAAAAAATTATTCATTCTCTGCTGGGCAGCAGCGAATTCCCGTAACGCCCGTTTAGAAACATAGGGGGAGATCTTTTTATGAACATGATTTTTAGCGGCATCGCGACAGCCACACCAGTGACAACGGATTCGCCACAAAATTTTGAACAAATAGTTTGGTTCAGTGACCCGAGCTAATGCACCGTATAGACAATTTTTCGCCTCATCCGGCCAGTCACTGAACGGATGAGCTAGAACGTCACGCAATTCGCGATTTTTTGGCATTTCCAGCCCATAGGCGCAGACGGCGCGAGAAACGCGCCTGAAAACAGAATTTTCAAAAAAACATTTAGATTCGGAAAAACTGTTTTTTTCAGAATTCTGACACGATAAGGATTTTTCAAAAAAAAGTTTCGATAATTCACGCGAAAAATTCAACTCAAATTTCTGCTCAAATTCGGCATCACAAATATCTGCGGCATCGTAATCGCCAACAGAAAAATAATGTTGAGAAAAAATATTTTTAAAACTTTTCTCGATGGAATTTTTAACATAGGAATCACCGATAATCGATTTGAACTCATCGGCGAGATCGCGCGCTTTTCTGTATATGCCATCACGCTCGAACAAATAGATTTTTCCCAATTTTTTGTAATGAGAAAAATTTCTATCCGCAATGTCTAGCCGCCCAGAAATCACAATAAATGCCCCCCAAAAAATCCCGATAGGGCATTTGATCAAATTTTTTTCGGCAACGCAAACAGGCTATTTACGAGGAAAAACGAATAGGTTCTGCCAGAAAAATATCGTAATTTATCATTTAAAAACATCATGATAACGCGATATTTTATGCTATCAGCGGATATGTTTTGCCTATAAGGGATTTAACGTGAATTTAACAGTTGAGATAGTGAAAAAACGATAAAACACTGTCTGTAATTGGCGGCGGGAATAACTATTCTCTGGCGATTTCACATCTGTCAGACAGCCAAATTAGAGGTGTGCTGACATCAAAATCGAAATCTACAAAAACTGGAACGATAACAGAATCACCAGAGGTTAGCGCCAAATCCGTGACATGGGGAAAATCGGTAGCAGGAACAAAAATAACATATTCATCAGTGCGATCAAAATTACGACGATTAACAACCAAACCACCCAAAACAAAATCCGGATTAATTTTAAATTTTCTCAGCTCTACAAAACAACCAGTGATAGAAACATCACACGCCGCCAAAAGATTTTTTAGATTTGAATTACCCAC